ATTCCAAAGATGGCGGCGTCCGCCCAAACGGCGAGTTCGTCGTCGGTCAGTTGCTGCTCTTCAGCGACTGCCTGGTCCTGCTGCCGATCGAGATACGGCATGAAGTCATACGGGCTTGCCGGTTCCACGCCGTCTGCCCGCTGCTTGCCGGCGTAGTTGGCAATGGTCGAGGCGACGATGCCGGCGCGCAGGTCTGCTCGAGGTTCTCCCCAGGGCTCGACCTCGTAGTAGACGCACCAGTCGAGAAACTCCCGATACGAGAGCGCTTCCCGGAGTTCCTGCAGCGTCCTTCCCATCGCCAGGGCGAGACGAAAGAGCATGCGGCGCTCCGGGTTGTCCCTCAGTTTTTTGCGGCATCCTCCTTCACGGAGAAGCCGTTGACGGCCATCACGGCAGACACCAGCTCGCCGATTCGCGACTGCGCGGAGGATCGGAGAACGGGAAGGTCGGCGGCGGAGAATGTCGGTTTTCCTTCGCCATCGACCACCGAGGCGATGACGAGCTGAAATCCGAAATCCGCTTTCTGTGCTTCGGTCTTGCACGCTTCCCGGATTTCCGATACTTCCGGAGCGCTTAGTTCGCGCAGACGGACGACTCCGATGCCGGGGACGTTCTGGTCGATGATCTTCGGCGCGAAAAGCGCCAGCAAAGAAGCCTTGTCGAGAGACACGAGTTGTTCCCTTTTCGTAAAGAGGTCAGCGATCAGCCGCGGAAGATCGGACCAGTGACGACGACGGTTGCGGTGCAGCGCAGAACTTTGTCCACGCCGGCGACGGGCTCGCTGATCTTCTGTACGAACCCCTGCCAGGCGCGCACCTTGAGTCCGCCCGGGTAGTACTGCTTGAACACCTTGACGGCCTGCGCCGTCCGCGCGGCGATCAGGGCGAGCTGCCCGACGTCGGTATCGTCGGCGTCGTAGGTCAGCGCGTAGTTGCCCATGTCCTGCAGTCCCTGACGCTTCTCTTTGGCGGTGCTGTCCATGTTGCTGACATCGATGACGTTGGCGGTGCCGCCGTCCGGGGTGAAGTCCTGGACATTTCCTACCTTGCTGAAGGTCTGCGGGGTGGCCGTTCCGGTCGTTCCGGCGCTGGCGAATCCGGACGAATCGATCGCCACGGTGCACGTGGTGCTCGTCGGCGCCGGGCTCGCCTGTACGATTCCGAGCAGACCGTTGATTTCCGGCATGCCGGTAACGGCGCCGAACAGAATCACGTCGCCCGCAGCCGGAGCGGTGGCCGACGAGTAGGTCACTGCTGCCTGCGTGGCCTTGGTAATCGCGGTGACGGATAATGCCGTCCCAGGCGTGCCGGAGACGTAGAACTTGGAAGCCTGTGCAACTTGTGCGGTGGACGTCATGGGGTTTGCTCCTTGATCAGTGGTACCAGAGGGAAAATTCGTAGATGATGCCGTGCAGGGCGGTATCCTGCTCGTAGGTGCTGCGCCGCCCGCGCTGCCAACCCGATAAGGTGCCGGCGGAAAAAGCAGACGCCAGGGCGCCGGCAATGGCTTCCCCGAGCGTTTTTGCGCCCAGGTAGGTGGTATCCCAGACGGTGATCTGAATCAGGCTGTTCTGCAGTCCAGCACCGTCCGACAGGGTGTTCTCGGGGATCCCGGAGGGCTCGCAATAGACGGCATACGGCTTGGACACTCCTTGCGGGGCGATGGCCGGGTATAGCCCGCCGGAAACCAGCGGGTTGATCAGGCCGAAAAGGGTTTGTTCGATGCTCACGAGAAATCCCACGAGGCATAGACGGTGTTTTCGCAGCGCCCCGGAATGCGCTTTTCTTCCTGGTGCACCACGGGACGAACGAAGGAGTGCGCTGGCGCATGCGAGGTGCCGAACTCGACGTATGGAGCGTAGAACGCCGACTCTCCGCCGACGGATATCCGGAGAGAAACCCCTTTGTCCGTTTGCACGACCTCGTACCGAACGCTGGCGGCCATGGCTCCGGTTTTCTTGGGGGCCGCTTCCCGGATTTCCGCCACCATTCGCGCGCCAAGGGCATCCAGATCGGCCAGCAGCTTTTGCCGCTGCCGGACGATTCCGGAGGAAATGGAGGAGCGCAGATCGCCAATTCCCGCAACGTCAGCCATCGACCAGCCCTTCCTGGACGAACAGCGCGAGGAACCGATGCTCCATGTCGATATCGTCCGCGGATCCGATGTTGAAATGTCGCCCCGCATAGACGATCCGCATTCGGGCGACGGCCTGCGGATCCGAAAGCACGGCCTGCCAGCGCACGACCATCAGGTGACTGACCTCCGCATACACCGACTGGGCATTGACGAGCTCGTGTCCGGACAAGGGGTTGACGTAGGCCCAGACAGTGACGAAATCGGCCCATGCCGTGACTTCTCCGCCGATGGCATCCTGCGTGACGGTCGCCTGTTGGATGGTGATGCGCCGGTTCATCGCTCCCACCGGAGCCTCTTTGCCACGGGAAAATGCCGAAGCCTGCATCAGGCCACCCGATGCACGGTTTCTGCGTCCAGCAGGCGATCCACCCACGCCGGCGGGGTCTGCTTGTCGAGCGCGGCGCAGACCTGCGCGATGATCCAGTAGCGGGTTCCGCTCGGCACGTCGGACGCGGACGGGCCGTATCCGACGACGTAGCGAATGCGCACGGCGTTGGCGACTTCCTTGGTTATCGGCCAGGAGTCGGCCACGAGGATCCAGCAGGGGGTGCTGTCGGAATCCAGCGAGTAAGCCGACGAGGACAGGGTCTGCTGCACGCCAGCAGCGTCGTAGTACTTGACGCTGGTCACGCTCTGGACGCAGGGAAACAGGAGGTCGATGTCGGTATCCGACGGAAACGCATCGAGCACCAGTTCGACGGTCTGCGTGATCAGGCGGCGCCCTTGTGCATGTTCGGCCTGGCGACGAAAGGTCGCGATGAGCACGGCAATTTCGTTGTCGAACTCGGTTCCGTCGATCCGCGCGGACGCCTTGATTTCGGCCGCCGTGACCGGCTCTACGGCCGGCGGCGTGATGGTGATTATCGCCATGGTCTCTTGCCCGTGCTGAGTGATGCGACTCTTCCCGTAGCGGCGTCAGTGGGCTTCTGTCGACGTGGTGCGAGAACTTCGAGCTTCAGTCCGCGCCAGGTGACGTGCGGGCGCCAGGTGACATGCGGGCGCCAGG